ACTAGTGGCAGATGATATAGAAGAATGCTTAGAGAAGGGATTAAATTACGTGGCTGTACTTCCACGTTTTCATTTTAAGAGTACGGTTCTAGGACATGCTTTTAGTGTATGGCGGTTACTGACTGCACCACGAGACTGCTCGGTATTATATCTATCTTATAGTGATGGTATGGCTCAGTATCATATATCAGAAATTAATAAAACTGTAAAGAGAAATCCTATTCTCATGTCATGGATGAATAATAAATCTCCTAAAGCAGATTACTCCTTTAGATATTCAATTAATGATAAGCCTGCCGATATAATGCACGGCGGTCTTTTTTCATTTAAGAGAGGTATGCACGTTAACGGAGCTTTGATTGCTGATGATATTCTACGTGACCCTGAAAACCCATTGAACATGGGACAGATAACTAAAGTAGAAGACCACTTTATGACGGAATCATTGTTCATCCCATTGAAGGGAGTCCCAGTAATTGTGCTAGGGACACCTATGATGCCTGGAGATATTCTCAGTAAGCTTCAAGACGATAGCCGTTTTAAGGCTAGAATTCTTCCTGCTTTAGATCCTGTTCCTGGGCGTAGAGTATTGATGCCAGAACTCTACAATGAGGAATGGCTATTAGAACAACAGAAAGCACGTCCTAAATCCTTTGCATCAGAGTTTATGTTGATTCCGCACTTCTCTACGGAATCGTATTTTGAAGCTGAAGACATTGAAAAATGTGAATCTACTGCTTTGATTAATAATAGTGCTTTGGAACCATTCCCTTGTGAAGAGGATGACCAATTCTTTGCAGGGTTTGATGTAGGTAAGAAACGTCACCCTTCACACCTAGTTATTTTTAGACGCAGGGGTGATACAATAGAACAAGTACATTCATCGTTCTTAGATGGGTGGAACTACTCTGACCAAATCGAATACTTAAATAAAGTATCAGAGAACTTTGAGTTAAACAAGGGATACGTAGATAATACGAGGGGTGAATTAGAAGAACGTGGGTTGGATAACGTTTGGAAGCCAATGATATTTTCAACTAGGTCTAAAAATACTATGGCTCAAGTATTTGAAACCTACCTCCACTCAGGAAATTTAAAGCTTATTAAAGATGAAAGACAGAAGCAACAGATACTGTCTGTCAATAATGAATTAAAAGCTCCAGAAACTCCTTTAGGACATGGGGATGCTTTCTTTTCTATTGGGATGGCTTTATCAGCTGCTTATGAAACTACTATATATAAGATTCAAGTATTAGGAAGCGTACAGGATTGGATGGATACTATAGAACAAGGACAAATCGAAGAAAAAGATAAGATGCCAGGGAAAGGAATGCCTGAATTAAATTTCCGTCCTGAGCCTCATGTTATGGCTTTAGAAGAAGCCCCTAACCCTGAGTGCCACGAAGCGGTGTGTAATTCGTCATTTTGGGTGCCAGAAAATAAATTGTGTATATACTGTGGACATAGAGGATAGGAGGATGGACTTATGGTGACGATGACTGAACAAGCGGAAACAATCTTAGAGGCTCGTTATTATTTAAAAGATAGTGACGGAAAACCTAGGGAAGATGCGGAGGGTATGTTTACACGGGTAGCCAAAGCTATCTCTTCTGTTGAGGGGAAGTATATGACTCTGCCTGTGGAGATAGAACTTATACAGAATGAGTTTTATGAGATACTGTCCGAATTATATTTCCTACCCAATTCCCCTACATTGATGAATGCGGGTACTCCAGCAGGGACATTATCAGGATGTTTTGTTCTCCCCCTAGAAGATAGTATGCAAGATATTATGAAGACTGCTACTGATGCAGCTATGGTACAGAAATTTGGGGGAGGTACAGGGTTCGCACTGTCTAGAATCCGCCCTAAAGGTGACCCTATTAATACTACCCAAGGGAAAGCTTGTGGCCCAATAGAAATACTAAAGACTCTTTCACGAGTATCCAGCATGATTACACAGGGGGGGAAACGGGATGGAGCAAACATGGCTGTCATGTCCATTTACCATCCTGATATCGTTGAATTTATTAAGTGTAAAACTGTCGAAGGCGACATACACAATTTTAATATTAGTGTTGGAGTAGACACTAACTTCATGAAGGCGGTATTGAGTCGTTCTGAGTATCCATTAATTCATCCTAAGACTGATAAGATAACATCTTGGATTAATGCCTTTGATGTTTTCAGTCTAATTATTGATGGAGCATGGAGGAATGGTGAGCCTGGCTTAGTATTTATTGATCGAATTAATCAAGATAACCATGTTACAAGTGAGCATGGAGAAATGATAGCAACCAATCCTTGTGGAGAACAGCCACTTCTCAGTAATGAAAGTTGTAATCTAGGGTCTATTAATTTAATTAAGTTCTTTCAAGAGCATGATGATATGTCTGATGATTGGGAAACACGGATTAACTGGCAGAAGCTAGCCGATGTAACCAAGTTGGCTGTCCGTTTTCTAGATAACGTTATTGATGCAAATCAATATGCTACATCTGATATAGATACTATGACTAAGGCAACTAGAAAGATTGGTTTAGGTGTGATGGGCTTCTCTGATTTGCTAATTGCTCTGAAGATTCCTTACAATAGTGACGTAGCTATGTCCATAGGTAGAGTGTTAATGGCATTTATCAGAGACGTAGCTGACCAGGCATCATTAGAGTTGGGAGTAATTAGAGGAACCTTCCCATCGTGGAAGGAGAGTGACTATGGGTCACAGCAACGTTATCGAAATGCTTGTAGACTAAGTGTAGCTCCCACAGGAACCATCTCTATGATTGCTGATACTTCAAGCGGAATTGAACCAACTTTTGCATTAGCATGGAGAAAATCAAACATATTGGAAGGGAAGAGTTTGTACTATGTAAACAAGTTCTTTCAGACTACAGCACAGGAACATGGTTTCTATTCGGACGATTTAATGGAGCACTTAGCTAAAGGTCGTTCTATTAAAGAACGTGAAGATGTCCCTCAGTGGGCAAAAGATGTTTATGTTACGGCACCAGACATATCTCCATCAGAACATGTAACCATGCAAGCAGCATTTCAAGATGCAGTAGATGCAGGCATATCAAAAACTATTAACTTCTCTAACGAAGCAACTAGAGAAGATGTACAATCAGCATATTTACAAGCCTGGGAAATGGGATGTAAAGGGATAACCGTATATCGTGCAGGTAGCAGAGTTAAGGAGGTTTTAACTACAGGTATTGCAGAACAGGTCACGGAAACGTGTGACTGTGATACTCCCTTAATTGTTCAAGAAGCTGGTTGCAGCTCTTGTAAAAATTGTGGGTGGAGTGCCTGTGAAATCAGCTAAGTGGATGATAATTATTTTAGGGATTTGTGTTATAATAACTGTTATAGCAGCAGAAACCATGATTATTTTAGATGGCTCATCAATAGAAAATAGTATATTTAGAGGGGTATGCCCTCTACATTAGAGGAGATAATATGATAGGAAATACATTAAGGGATAGGAATAATCAATACGTAGGGACTAAGGATAGTACTGGAACATGGAGAGTATTGGACACTTGGCATGATGACTTAAGAGCACTAGACCCTGATGGAGAGATTCCTGATGATAGTGATGCAGTCACACTGATTTCAGAAGGAGCTTTCCTAGCTCTTGTTAAAGAGGCTGCTCGTTTAGGTGTATTAGCTAACGCTGCTTTTACTGAACAAACAGATATGGACAAAGAACTTCTAGAGAAAGAGTCGGAAATTTTGGATTTACGAGAAAAACTAGTAAAATATGAAGAAGAGATGTTTACGCTGTCTCAAAAACCTGACCGTACTGAGGGGTTTGTGCTCAAAGAAATGGCTATGAATACACTTCTTAAACTTACATCTATGTCTGATATACAAACCTTAAGCAAGGATTAAAAATATGAAACTGTCTGACTATTTACCTGAAGTGCCTGTAATGGCTCAACAAATGTCTGAATTAAACTCTCAAATTAATACCTTAGAGTTAATGAAGGCTTCTGGAGATACGGCTAGTTCACCCTCATTTGGTCTAGACCACGTAGTAAATACGTGGGTACGCCATCAAATGGCCTACCGTCAACAGCTTGTCATGGATATCCAAACCATATCCATGTCAGTTGAAGAAGTACGTTCACCCGTTAGTCATATAACGGGTGAGGTATTCCGAAGAGGGATAGAATGGAAAGCAAAAGTGCAAGACCCTGACCCTGAACAGCGAGAAAGGATGGAGAAAGTTCTTTCTAGTTGTAACGTCTTTGACCAGTCCTTAGAGGAAGTTTTACGACAGTTCCACTTTGATGTGAATATTGTAGACGATGGATTCCTATATTTGGTTAAAGAGTTTTATGATGATGGTAAAACTGTCAGGTCTAAAGTCAAGGAGATTCGTAGGCTCAATCCTGCCTTGGTTGAGTATGACCTAGACATGGCAGGACTACCTAAAAATGCTCACTTTGTGTGCCCTCTCCATAGAGAGGAGGTATCTGATACCCCAGGTGTTTGTAAAGCAAGTAGTTGTGAACGGGAACGATGGCCTATCATGTATAAGTATTATCATCGTAGCCAACACATCTATCTATTTGAGAGTGAAGTTATCCATGTTTCTAAGTTCTTCCCTTCAGAAACATATGGCTGGAGTCCGCTTCTGACCATATTTGAAAAGGTTCTTACTTTGATTGGAATGGATAAGAATCTCTATAGGTACTTCTTTGAACGTAAGATGCCTGGGTCTATGATGATGGTCTTTACAGATGACCCTGAAAGTCTCCGAAGAGAACGAGCTAACATTGCTGCTCAGACTCGTATCGACCCTAACTTTGTTCCTATGGTAGCTGTCTCAGCTAAGAATAATAGGGGTAGAGTAGACATGGTTAGACTCTTCCATACTCTACAAGAGATGGATTACCTACCTGTTAGGGCAGAGATACGGGAACGTGTGGCTGCTATGTGGGGTGTTACCCCTGCTTGGCAAGGTGCTCCTGAAGCATTCGGTGGTCTATCTACACAGACTCAACAACTAGTAGTTATGAGTCGTGTGGTTGAAGGTGACCAGAGGATTTTCCACGAGAAAATCTTCCCGCAACTTCTAGATGCCTTTGGTATAACAGACTGGGAATTAATTTTACCACAACCTGAAGAACGAGCAGAATCTACTCGTATTCAATTTGCACAACAGAAGATTTCAATTGCTAATCAGTATGCTAACATGGGATTTGACGTTGTTATTAAAGACCAAGATGTTCCAATGGAAGAAGTAGAGTTTATCATTGGTGGTCAGATGGTTCCGTCTGCTAAAATGCAGGGCGAACAGCAAGCTTTACAACTAGAACAACAGCAACAACAACTAGAGCAGGGTGAGGCTCAAGCCCAAGGGGAGGGTAACTTTGTAGAGGGTGGTGAAGAAGAACTTCCTCCTGAGGAAGGGGAAGAAGAAGAAGGCGGTA